AACCGTAAACTCGCCACCATATTGCTGACGACCAGGGAAGGTTCCATAGGCTTGCCCTCTCACCATAAGTGTATCGCCTCTCCAGTATGCGTCTTGGAATGTTCGTCCACGGAATGAGACAGTGCCCCCGCCAGTAGGCGTAGTGGGCGTGGCCTCGTATCTCTCTTTCCATATCTGTCGTTCTATCTCAGCTTGAGTGAAGGCGCCAGGCTGGATCATGGTAGTCAAAACCATAATACGAGCAGTGACTTCCTTTCCATTAAGTGCATCGAGCAGACCTATAAGAGTAGAAGTTTGATCGACGCCCCGCTCTATTTGGTATGCTATATCTGCATAGTGCTGAGCAAGTCCTATATCGCCTTGCAAAAGCGCTGATACGGCTAACTGGAGTACCTCTTTTTCCGAGAGGCCATCCGTTGCAACTGCTACGCCCTTTACGGCCTCTTCTACATCTTCGAGGCTGTCTACCAGTTCTTCTTGCCCTTCTACTACTTTCGGTATAAGTATCCCATACTCTTGCAACCTGCCAGTGTACCCTTCTTGAGACTGTCTCGTGGCATCGATGGCATCTGGCATAGCCCGCATAATCTGGAACCACGGGAGTAGTCCAGTGGCAATAAATCCGCCAACTTGCATTTTTACGTTATCTACTTGGTCTCCAAGGTCACTGAGTGCCTTTCTCATGTCCCGTGCGGCTTGTTCTTCTTTCTCCGTGACCATCTCCGCTTCGGTTAGAGTATCAATGTAGTTGCGGAGTTGTTCGTTAGTGAGCTGGTCGAGCATGGGTAGGATCTGCTTGATGCCCTGCTCTCCGATGAGTTGCTGGGCAAGTTTCAAACGATCAGCAGCATTCGTTGTGCCATCAAGCTGCTCTCTAAGTTTTATTAGTCCTTCGATATTGGGTTCGTAACCATTCTTAGCCAGGGAACGCATAGCGGCCAGACCAGTATCCATGGTAACGCCGAAGTCGTCATACAACTCCATGAGAACGGAAGTCTCTTCGATGTTTCCGTCAATCATGGCGTTGAAATCGGACACGGCGATGGTATGTTCTAACCATGCACCAACAGTCTGGTCAATAACCTGCTCGACAGCCTGCATAGCTTGTTTGGCAAGCGACAAAGCAGACAGCATCTCGGTAAACTTGAGGCCGCCTGTCTTACTGGCTTCAGACTGCTTGTCGGTCGCTTTGGTCAGCCCCTTGGTCTCTTCGGTTACACCCTTGATGACCTTCGAGGCTTCGTCCTTACCCTTGATGGTAAGACCAAGTTCTTTAGCCATAGTTAATACTCCATGACAGCCAGCCCCACATCACTGGCTGTCATATGATTTTAGCTTTCATCGGGGTTAGGGTAGCGTAAGGGCAGCACCAAAGCAGCTCAGGAACGATGCGTCGTCACTAAACTTCGACACAAGGTTCAAGTCCAGCGTGGTGACGCCTTCATCACTGGTATACATCTCAGGAGACACCAGGGCGTCTCCAGCCATGTCCAAGGTTAGAACGCTGGTGGTTAGCCCATCGGTTGCCCTGATACGCACTGCATACGCATTGGGTTCAGTATCGTTGGCTATGATCGCATCCAGGATGTTCTGCATGGTAGCTGTCATCTCTAGCGAGAGGCGCAAGCTGCCACTCCACGGCCCGTGGCGGAAAGTACTGGGGTTCAACGACCCCAGGTGCCACACCAACGCTCTATCAACAGCTATGTCCATCTCGAAAGCGAAAGCTGTGGTAGTAACTGGTGTGGTTCCAATCGGCCCAGCTATCGGGTCGATCCAGAGCGCACAGTGGTTGCCCATTGCCACAACGACTGCATCATCGGTTAGGACTTCCAGGGTGTCATCAACAACGCCCTTACCTAAGAGGTGTGCAGTGTATGTCAGTGGTCCATTGGTGGATCCGCTTATCCTCAGCCTGTCTACGATTAAGCCACCTGCACTGTAGTCGATGTCGGGTTGACCATACAGCAGGTTGAATGAACGGATGGTGGTTGTGGGGTCCAGCTCAGCCAGATACGCGTAGGGCGCAGTAGCGTCAATCCCGAACATCGCATCCAGCCAATGTCGAAAGTGAGTGTAGACCACCACGCCTGATACATCTGCCTCAGCCCACGCCCTGTTCACTACAGAGATGTAGCTGGGCATGGTAGTGCCACGGATGTCCTTAATCTGCGTAGACTCCACCCTTGGTGTGATGCGGCAACTGGTAACACCAACGAGCTGAACGGTTGGAACAGCGAGATCTCCCCACGCCGTTTCTAGTCCCACTTGAACCTTTTCAAGTGAGGGTATGTATTGTGCCATATATCACCTCTTTATCTAAGTTCTACAACGAACTTGACAGTCAAATCATCAGCCGCTGTATAAGTAGGGGTTGCGATACACTCAAGAACGCCGTAGAAGTTTGTGTTATCTGTGAGGACCAAAGCATGGTCAAGCTCATAGATTGCAATGCTGTCTGATGCACTATCAACGTAGTCCGCTACTGCGATCTCCAGCGTAGTCAGTTTGATTGCCAGGTCTGCGGCCACGGGTGCATAAGGATCAGCGTCGGTGCGAGCAGCCGCTGCGGGGGATGCGGAGAACAGGTGAAGATTGAATGCTGCATCCTCAACATCGGCATCTATCACAGTAAGACGTTTGAGCGCGATACTGTTGGTGTTGCCTGCTACAGCAAACGTAAGTAGTGCGCCCACGCAGTCATTGGCCACATACGCAGCCAAAGTAAGCGCAGGGACTACCGAAAGGGATTTATACATAGTTCACCTCTTATCTTTCGATTGTGACTTTGATTGTGAGGTCATCGGTCGCAACGTAAGTTGGCGTAGCAACGCATTCTAACTGACCGAACAGGGATGTCCCGCCGGACACGAGCGCGAAGCCCATATCAACCAGAACGGTCGCATGAGAGTTATTCACACCAGCTTGATAGTCTGCGACAGCGATCTCGACGTGACCGATACTATTCTGCATGTCGGCGTCGGATGGAGACCATGCAGCATTGTCTGCCATCGCAGTGAAAGTGCGGTCAAAGAGGTGCAGGATCAAGTTTGCATTCTGCATTGCATCATCAATGACTACGATTTTCACGATCTTCCCATCGCCTTTGTAGACGCTTACAGCATTCGCAAACGTCAAGAGACCGCCTACCGCATCGCCGGCGGAGTAAATGCCAGCGGTGATTGTTGGGGTCTGCGTTATGTCTTTATTCTTCATTGTAGGAACTCCTCGATTTCGAGTTGAACGTCCACGGCCCAATAGTCAGTCTGAACCCAAAGGACCGGACCTAGTTGAAACGTTACGGAAACAATGTGACTTTCTGACGTTGGATTTCGCATAGCTCTGATTGCCGCAGCGTATAGTTCGATGTAACCCAACATCTCGTTTGCGCATTGCTCGATACCAGTACCGGCTACCAACGGCTGCCATAGGCACAGGTCACGAACATACCAAGTTGTTGCGCTCAGCGTCCCGATTGCTACAAATCCCTGCTCCCCCTTGGTGCTTGGGAGCAGCATCCTTATAGGACAATCTGACGCCCTCACCTGGAGCTTGATTTCCTCCAGGTTACGAGCTTTGACATCAGCTATCGCCATCTCGGAGATGTTCTCGTAGATCGTTCGTATGGTCATGGGAGTAGTGTCCTCCGATAAGGCTCCAGCAGGGTTGTGACATCCGCCGGCAGCTTCGCAGGCATGATGACGATACCATTCGAGATTATCGGTCGGTCAGCATCCCCGCTTTCCTTCATGTCATAGAGCCACTTAGTCAGCCGCATACACACCTGCTTGATTACTACGGGTGGTGTCAGGCTGTATGCCCAATAACCCGTTATCACACAGGGGTCGGGCCAATAGCCTTCGTCAGTAGCTCTGACAATGCTATTGTAGGGAGTGGCGTAGGGGATGAGCGTCACTACCGGCGTGTCTGTGATTGTGGGCACAGAACACAAGTCCTCTGGGAGCCACAACGTACGCTCACCGGATTCTGGTAGTAAGCCATTATCTCTGGTGAATGTAATCGCAGTGGTCTCAGTACAACTGAACTTACGACGACAATGGTTGTCTATCGCTCCTGATGCCGTTGAGATGAGCAGCTCCAAAAGAGCGTCATCCTCTTCGGTCGGGTCGGTAAACCCGCCGTATGCGTGCAGCGCATCCATATCTATGTAGTCTGCCATAGGTTGATCCTCAGAGAGGGGAACAAGTCCCCTCTCAGACTAGGTGCTATCCTTAGGCGTGGTCGGTATAGTGGACGATGCCCAGAGCCTGTGTATTCACACAAGCGAACCGGACACGCGGGAAGTAGCGAATACGACCGTTCAAAGCGTCTCCATATGGATCGACTTTGATGGTTATGCCCTGTCGCTCTACCCACCCAATTGCCTGTGGGTTGATGAGTGACATGGTTTCGGTTAAGTCACCAGCGCCCACTGCTTCCCAGTTCCCGTTAAGGAGTGTGGGGAAGCCCATGAAGGTCGGGAACTCACGACCACCAAACGCAGGGAACTCACCATACGCACGAGGCGTAGCGACGAGCAATCCACGAATGGTTGCCATGGTTGCGGCGAGCATGACTAGGTATGCGCCGTCTTTCCACTCTTCGGTGATGTTGAATGCGAAAGCATCGATCTCGGGTTGAGTGAAGGTAGCGGAGTGCGTTCCTGCTGTCCCGCCGGCCTTTACGACTGCGAAGAGGTGAGCGTTCTCGGCGAGTGCCCATTTGCGGCCACATGCACCGACAAACCAGCTCTGGAAGATAGCCTGGTCCTCGATCAGCTCCTCGGTCGCAGTGATCATCGAGCCATACTTGCCTACGGTAGCGGGCAGCAAAGCGAACGCAGGTTCGTTTGCAATATAGGCGCCTTCCTCTGCAATCAAAGCCAGAGCACCCATACCAGCATCTTCACGAATGAAGTTGTAGATCAAGCGGTTCGACTTTCGACGGAAGATGCCCATCTTGGAGACTAGGCTAGATGCATCTCGCATCTCCTGCACCTGTGCGTCTAGCTCTTGGGGAACCATTGGCAAACCTTCCGTAGCCACTGTTTCCTCGAGCACACGCATTGCAGGTGTCCCGCCTTTTCG